CCCTCCCTGGTCTTTTAAACAGTTTGGATATTGAAACTAATCAAAAACCAACTGATGTAATTGAGAAGATAGTTATAAAAAACATATCATCTCAAGGTCCTAATAGCAAAGGCAGAAAAGCCGACGCTACTATGACTGCACATTATGACGCTAAGGCTGTTATAAATAACAAAAACCTAACGTCAAATTTAAAAGGTTTACTTTCAGAATTAGGAAGTGATAAATTATTCGATTATATCGAAGATTTGTCTAAAACCGTCGATAATGGTATTAAATGCTACCATTCGAAGATAATAAATGTTCCAAATCCTGAAAATAAACAGAGGATTGTTGCTATGGTTGATTATTGGACGCAGATAACCCTGATGCCTTTTGAAAATTTTCTAACGAAAATTGAACGAAAGGTTCCGAACAGTTTTATGTTCGATCAGGATCTTGGAAGAAAATATACGAAAGAATTCACTATGGAATCCTTTCCCATTAGTCTAGATGGATCTGACTTTACTGACAGATTCCCTATAGACCTTCAGATGAAAGTTGTTAAACACCTTCTGTCTGAAGAATTCTCAATAAAATTGAAGAAATTAATGGTTGGTCGGGCCTTCTATGTAGAAGACCTGAACAAGTATATTACTTACCAAGTCGGACAGCCCATGGGGATGCATTCAAGCTTTCATTTAGCTAATATAACACATGCGTTATTTGCTATTTGGTGCTGTAAATGTACTTCACATGGAGTGAACGACTCTGCTGTGGTCGGAGATGACATTATATTTAAATATAGTTCATCTGCTGAGATGTATAAACAACAAATGGAGTTTCTCCAAATGGAGTTTAATGAATTCAAAGGATTTAGATCCGAAGAATCTACCCGTATAGGAGAATTTTGTAAAAAACTTTTTCTTAACGGTACAGATATCAGTGGGTATTCGCCACGACCATTCAATAACGTCTCTAAGGATTACAAATACATTGTAACGCTTTTTGAACACATAAAGTGTTCACCAAGTACCTTAGATGCGATTATCCAACTTGCAATTAAAGAAAAGTACCAC